CTCAATCGTGCAGGTGGCCTCCTTGCAACTGACATGCCTAATGCAAAAGTTGAAAAACTTGCGCCTACGATTCCTCCAGATTTATTCCGAGAAATTCAAGAAATAGATGCCATGTTTGAAGAGGCCTCGGGCATTGTCTCTGTGCTGCAAGGCAAGGGAGAAGCCGGGGTACGCTCCTCTGGTCACGCCTCACAACTGGCAAGACTTGGCTCATCACGTGCAAAGAAACGTGCCCTCATCATTGAGGACAGCTTAGAGAAGTTGGCTACGCTGTATTTGAAAGCCATGCAGGTGTATGACAACACCCACTTTACAGACTCAAAAGGCAACAAATTTATTGCTGAACAGTTTACAAAAGATTTTGTGGTAAAGGTGGATGCCCACTCTAACTCGCCTATCTTTATGGAAGACCTGCGCCAGCTTGCATTCAATTTGTTTGATAAAAAAGTTATCGACAAAGAATCTTTGCTTGACTTGCTAGAGCCTCCAATGAAACAATTACTCAAAGACCGTCTGAAAAAGATGGAAGAGAAAGAGCAGGAGGCAGCGCAGCAGCAGCAAGCTCAGCAAGCACAAGCGCCAGCCAAAGGTAAACCAGACTTGAAACAGGTGGGATGATGGCAGAAGCTAAACAAGTTGCACCAAAAAATGACCAGCCAAGGTTCAACACAAAAGATTTGTCTAGGGGTGAGCAGTCACCTAACTTGACATATCGCACCCAAGGTATTAAAACCTCAACTGGGCGTGGTCAAAGAGACTATACCCGCCGTTAATTAACTGGAGAATCAGATGTACAAATCAAAACGTGGCCGCAAGGCTCGTAGGTAATTCCCCTTAAAAAGGAATCGGGTGTGGCTTATTTCCCGTTAAAAGTTCGCCGCCTTCAACATGGAGAAGACTATGCGTAAAGCTCGTAAAGGTCGTAAGAGCCGTAAGTAATTAAACGGGGGCAACCCTGTTTAATTGCGGTTTGACCGTTAAAATTCTTTGAAGGGCTGAATTAAAATGCCCTTCACTTGTTGACAAGCTGTTTGTAAATTGTTACAAACGGCAAATAAGGAGTTTTTTTATGGCTGTTCCTGAAGATAAATTGATGGAGTTAATGCGTGGCCCTCGCTCAGGCGGTGGTGGCAATCCTTCCGGTTTATCTATGCCCGGTGCTGCGACACCCGGTGGCGAAGGAATGTCAGATGCAGAAACTCCCCCAATGGCTTCCCCAATGTCTACGCCTGAACCCAAGATGGGGTCAAAAGAAGCTGCCATGATTAACTTAGGCATGGCTATGGACTTGTTGGAGCAGTCTCTCCCCGCTTTAGGCTCAGAATCAGAAGAAGGACAGAAAGCATTGAATGCTATTCGTGTCCTGAACGGCATTCTTGGTCAACGCAAGAACAAAACAAACGAATTACAGCAGTCTGAAATTCTCCAGATGTTGCAAACACTTCCTCAAGCTGGTGGCGCATCGCCTGAAGGAAGAGCTATGGCTCAAGCGCCGATTCCCGGTATGCCCCCTGCAGGTGGTATGCCACAACCTTCCCCAATGTAAGGAACTATCATGGACTTGTTTAAACCCCGTGGCGCAGCATCACCCCGCCGTCCTACTGACAACAATCAGCAGAATGGCGTGATTACAAACACACCTCGTTATTCCCAGCTGGGCGGCTTGTCTGCCCCCAATAAAGTTGGCAAAACAGGTATGGCTGTTCAAAAGCCCGGTGACGGTAAAAAAGTTATCTAATTCAGATAAGAGGGTAATACTATGTCACTAGAAAATGTCTCAATGGAAGCACGTGATGAGCTTGCAGCGTTAGCGCAGCAGCTTGCGGATAATCCTGCAACACGTAAAGACTTCCTGCGCATGACCAAAAAGGTCAAGCCTGACCTGCCTATTCCAGAACTGGACATGGAAGACTACACGCACAATGCAGTCAACAAGTCTGAGCAGAGAGTGCAAGCACTTGAAGCTAAGTTGCGGGAGAGGGATGCCGTTGAAGAGCTGCAGAAACGCAGACAATCTTTGATGAAAAAAGGTTTGATTGCTTCAGAAGATGAAGTACAAGACGTTGAAAAAATTATGCTGGAGCGTGGTATTACCAATCACGAGACAGCGGCAGAATTTCACCAGTGGATGAAACAAGCAGCAGTGCCTACTTCTTCAGGATACAACCCTTCACCTGTCAAACAATTTGACTTGAACAAGTATTGGAAGAACCCGGTCAACGCTGCTCGTGATGAAGCTGCAAGCGCACTCAGGGATTTGCGTAAACCGCAACGCCCTATTGGGTTGTAAGAGGGTAAATGGTGAGAACGAAAGTTCTCTTTTAATACGTTCGTAAGGAGGCCTTATGGCTATTGGCGGCGGCATCATACCAGCTACGGGGTCATCTCAGTTTAATGAACTGACTTACGTAACTCGTAGAGCCTTTATTCCCAAGCTGGTTGTCCAGCTATACAACTCGACACCTTTAATGGCGGCATTGATTGCAAACAGTCAACAAGCCAGCGGCGGTGTCTCTTCTGTAACCGTTCCTGTGCAAGGCGCACAGTTTGTGAACGCTCAATGGTCTGACTACAGCGGCTCGTTCGCTCAGCCTTCAGTCCAGCAGGGTGCTTACAACGCTGAATTCGACCTGAAACTGATGATTTCTCCCGTACCGTTCCTCGGTATGGAGGGCGCAGTTCAGCAAGATGCAGCTATTATTCCGTTGATTGAAGCTCGTATGAACGATGCAACCAACGTGATGATGGATGCAATGGCGACTGCCTTGTACAACAACACAACCAACACTCAACAGTTTATCGGTTTGCCCGGTGCTGTTGACGATGGCACAACCTTGGCTACCTACGGTAACATCAACCGTAGCACCTACACATGGTGGAAGTCAAAGCAATATGCTGCTGGCGGTGTAAACCCAACTCGTCAAAACATCCTGCAATACATTTCTGGTACTGTTAAAAACGGTGCTGAAATGCCTTCATTCGGTGTTTGCGGATTTGGTACATGGACATTGTTGGCTCAAGACTTTGTAGGTCAAGAGCAATATGTCATCACACCCGGTTCTGGTTTTGATTCTGACCCCAATGGCCCTCAAGCTGCATTCCGTGCATTGATGGTTGCTGGTGTGCCAATTTATCCCGACCCGTATTGCCCAGAAGGTACTGTGTACTTCCTGAACACTAACTACTTGTCTCTGTACATCCACGAGCAAGGTTCGTTTGTGTTTACGGGCTTTGAGTCCACACTTCCTAACTGGCAAATTGGCTACGTTGGTGCAGTTTTGATGATTGCCGAATTGGTAAACGTCAAGCCTAAAGCAATGTCCAAGGTGACGGGTTACAACTACCTCTCACTGTAAGGAGTCAAACATGTCATTAAGTGCAAATAAAATCCTACTGGCGAATGCCGCCACCAACACCGCTGGCGCATACATTCAAACGTATGCTCTCGGTAACGCTACTGCCGTTGTTCCTGCTGGTTTCTATCAGGTTTTGGCTACAGCAAACGTCACAATCGAGATGAACACATCCAACAACATTTCCTCCCCAACATGGGTGGTTTCGTTGGCTAATAACACTAGCGGTTTAATTATCTCTGACGGTGTAAACTTCCGTGCCAACGTGTTGGCTGGAACACCTACTATCACGTTGTACGCAACCAATGGCGGTCAAAACGCTACTGGTACTTACAACTCTTAATAGGGACACACCATGAATGCGAATCATGTAGGGGCTTTGTACCCTGACAACTTTGGCAGTTTTGCTGTCTGTGCGCCTAAAGCTCCAATTTTTTTGGGTGCGACAGGTAACGCAGTAGCAACTCTTGCTCAAAGTAACAATACGTCATTCATTGTTCGCCGTGTAACCGTTTGTCAAGCAAGCGGCAGTGTTGCTCTCGCAAATGTAACTATTCTCACCAGCAATGATGGAAATACGAGCAATGCGGTAACCAATGCTGCTGCTCTAACTACCATTACAGGTTCTACTAAATTTCAAGATTTGCCTTTGGCGACAACGGCAACAACTACGATTTATAGTAATTCTCTGTATGTGTATGTTGGAACAGCAGCCGCAGCCAACAACTCTGTTGAAATTACGGTTTACGGCGACATTGTGACGTTATGAGTACAGTAATTTATGTAACTAATACTGGCGACACTAAACTCAAAGATGGGTGTGGTGGCGTCTTTTATGACTTTCCTAAAGATACAACGGTAGAGATACCGTTAGAGGCAGCAAAGCATATCTTTGGTTACATGAATCCAAACAAAGAACCGTATCTTTCCCGTCTGGGTTGGATACGGTCTTTTGCAGAAATTGAAAAAGGTTATGAGAAGTTGTCAGAGTTTAAAATCTCTGAGCAGCCTCCTGAACAGAATCGCTCGTTACCCTCGGCGGTTGGCGTAGTAGCTCTTCACGTTGAAAAACGTGTTGAGCGAAAAGTCATCCAAAGGGCAGCTTAATATGGATGCTAAATGGCAACTCTCTCTTCCTACCTCACGGAAGTGCAGCGACTCTTGCATGATGCAAACGCTGTCTTCTGGTCTACCTCGGAATTAACGGACTACATCAATGATGCCCGTGAACGAGTAGTAAGAGATACTGGCTGTTTACGAACCCTACAAATTACTAGTACGCCACTCTCCAGCACTGGAGTAGTTGCAATCCCTTGGTCTAACGGCCTAGCTGTCACTGCAGGACAGTTTATTTTCTCAAATGTGTTCATCTACCAAGTCATTACAAGTGGCACATTGAACACGGACGCATCGCCTTACCCTTCTTCTGGTAGCGCATTCCCTCCGTCAACAGTATTTACCAACGGCACAGCCACACTGCAATACTCTAGCAACGCTGAAGTTATCAGTCTTGCTGCTTTGCCTAACGGAATTCAAACGCTTGATGTATTGAACGTCACCCTGTATTGGGGTAATAGCCGGATTCCACTACGTTATTTGCCTTGGAGTAACTTTAACGCTCAGCTGCGTTATTGGCAAAACTACGTAGGCAGACCCATTTGCTTCTCTTCATACGGTCAAGGCCAGCTGTACATAGCGCCTGTGCCTGACCAGTCTTATTCTATTGAAGTAGATACGGTCATCTTGCCTACAGCATTAAGCACCAACACGCCCAATGCGGTAGACGTTATTGTTGACCCCTACACCACGCCCGTTGCTTTCTACGCTGCTTACAAAGCCAAGTACAAAGAGCAGAGCTATGGTGAGGCAGAAATCTATAAACAAGAATACGCTAAGCAAGTGCAAGCCGTTCTTAATTCGGTTTACACCCGCCGTATCCCCGACCCCTATTCATCCTTCTAACTATGGCAGCAGCAGAGCAAAAAAAGTCCTATGCTGTTATCAAAAACTTTGCTGGCCTAAACACCAAAGCGAATAGAACAGCTATTAAGGAAGAAGAGTTTGCATGGATTGAGAATGCCATGCCGATTGGCTTTGGCAACATCAAAATTGTTCCTGCACAGTCCACGGTCAAAGACTCCGGCAATACTGCTGTCTCATTTGCCAACACGGTTACTACTTTTGTATCTGCAAACATTGGTCTCAATGACTACGTTGTTGCATTTGAAAACAACGGCAGGGCTGAGTATTTCAAAATTGATACGGCAACAAAAGCAAACGTAGCTGTCACTAGCACGTTCTCTAACACTGGCGTAACCGTTGCTCAGTACAAAAACGAACGAATTATTATTGGCGACCCAAGCAAAGGCGTGTCATCTTGGGATGGCAATAGTGTTGTCACGATAGGCTCTGTTGGCGTTATTGGAATTACAAACCCCGGCAATGGGTATTTGTCTTCACCTAGCGTTACTATCAGCGCCCCCAATGATGCCAATGGAGTACAGGCTACAGCAATTACCACCATAACTACAGGTGCTGGCAGCGTTGCCAACATCAATGTTACGGCTGGTGGCGCTGCTTACACAGCTGTTCCGGGCGTTACGTTAAGCGCACCCAATGTTTCTGGTGGAACGCAAGCCCAAGCTGTAGCCACAATTTCTGGCGGTGCGGTTGTTGCTGTGTCTGTAACCGTTGCTGGCTCTGGTTACACAACTGCACCCAGCGTGACTTTCTCATCTGGCGCAGCTGCGGCTACTGCCGTGTTAAATACAGGCCAAGTCAGCAGCGTTTTTCTTACAAATGCAGGAACAGGTTATACGGCTCAACCTACGGTTACCATTTCTGCACCACCTAGCGGTACAACTGCCACAGCAATAGCGTCTTACAACACTTTCGCAACTGGCACGTTATCTGTTTTGGTAACCAATGGCGGTACAGGATACGGCGCTAGTGGCTCATTTGCCGTGAGCTTTGCGGGTGGTGCTGGCGGGTCTGGTGCTGCGGGTACTGCGATTGTCAGCGGTGGTGCGGTTACAGAAGTCATTATGACCAACGTAGGCTCTGCATATACGTCTGCACCTACCGTCAGCTTCTCTGGAGGCTCTGGCTCTGGTGCTGTTGGTACAGTAGTGCTGAACAGTGACACCATCGTTGACGTAGCCACGTTTTCAGGCCGTGCATGGGTTGCGGCAGGGCGTACTATCTATTACAGCGCTGCAGGGTCTTATAGCGACTTTACAAGCGTTTCTGCAGGGTCTTTTGTACTTACTGACTCCACGCTACACGGCAACATTCAAGGATTGTTGTCTGCCAACAACTTTTTGTACATCTTTGGTGACGATAGCATCAACGTGTTTTCTGACTTGAGAGTAGACAGCACGGGTAGAACGCTATTTACAAACACCAACGTCAGTGCATCTATTGGTACTAAACGGTTATATGGGGTTTTCCCTTACTTCCGTTCTGTGTTGTTTATGAACGACTACGGTATGTATGCCCTAGTGGGTTCTACTACCAGCAAGATTTCAGACCAGCTTGATGGCATCTTCCCGTTTATTGATTTCAGCTTACCAATAACGGGCGGTCAGGTATTGCTAAACAATATCTTGTGCGCTGCCTTTAATTTCACCTATAACGACCCTTTGCAAAGCGGTACACCACGGCAGATTCAGTGCGTTTTCTTTGACAAGAAGTGGTTTGTGACCAGCCAAGGCGGTTTGGACTACATCACTTCTGTTCCTGTTAGCGGACTAATTCAGCTTTATGGCGTAGATGACAAAGCGTTATACAAACTATACGCCAGCACAACTGCCAGCATCAACACAACTATCAGAACGGCTTTGATGCCCTTAGGTGACCCCATCCGAACCAAGCAAGCGTTAAAATTTGGCATTGAGGCTACGTTAAATACTGGTGTGACGATGAATGTCACCGTGGATAGCGAATCTGGCTCTAGTCCTAACTATGTTTTGACCAATACTTCTGACGTTTATTGGGTTAACGACAATAACGTCACAATTACGTGGACAAATAACGCAAGTGCAACTATTGGCTGGTTATCCTCAACAGGGTATTTCCTTTATAAGTCAGATGCACAACAATATGGGAAGTATTTGGGCTTAACTTTGACTAGCTCAAATCCTGCTTTTGTGGTAAATACGTTCGAGATGGAACATGAACTTAGAGTGAGGTTTTAAATGACAGTACCCTATACATTTGCTGGCGCAACGTCTGCCATTCCTTTGTCCCAACTGGACAATAACTTTGCTACAACTATTACGTTGGGCAACACCGCTATTCAACTAGGTAACACCGTTACTACGCTGAATAACATGACCCTTGCTAATGTCACTATTAGCAGCACATCAACAGCAGTTACTCCTGCACAAGGTGGTACGGGTGTTACATCATTAACTGCTAATAATGTTATTTTGGGTAACGGCACTGCAAACGTAACTTTTGTTGCACCCGGAACATCCGGCAATGTGCTTCAATCAAATGGAACAACATGGACTTCTGTTGCCGCTAGTGGAGGTTCTACAGCCAATGTACAAACATTTATTACATCTGGTACGTGGACAAAACCTTCTGGCGTAACTTTTGTTCAGGTCTGCTTGTGGAGCGGCGGCGGAGGCGGGGGTAGTGGGCAGTTTAATAGTGGGGCTGTTTCTCGTTCTGGTGGAGGCGGTGGCGGTGGAGGCGCTAGGGCTAGACAATTATTTGTTGCCGCTTGTTTACCAAGCACTGTAACCGTAACTGTTGGTGCTGGAGGCAATGGCGGTGCGGCAAGAACAACAAATAACAACGGTGTAAACGGTGATACAGGAGGAATTTCTAATTTTGGTTGTTACATAAGAGCATTTGGCGGCTCTGGCGGAAGTGGAGGTCGATGTACTTCAACCAGTAATTATGGCGGTGGTGGTGGAGGCACAGGAGGTTGTGGCTCTGGAAGTACCGCTGGATGCCCTCGTACTTGTCAGATGGGTAGAGCTGTATCTGGATACCAAAACAATGTTGGGGGTGGCGGCGGTGCTGGTAGTACATCAGTAAGCTGTGTAGGCGCTGCTGAGTATGGCGGTGGTGGCGGTGGCACGGGACAATTAGCTGCGAATGGCGCTAATGGAGGCGGTTCTCTTTATGGCGGCGCTGGCGGTGGCGGTGGCAATGGTATGGATAGTGGTGGTAATAGGGGTGCGTATGGCGGTCAAGGCGGTACTAATTTTTATCAGTCAGGTTGCGGCGGCAATGGTGGAACAACCGGTGTTGGTACTGCTGGCGCTGTAAGACCAAGCGGTTCAGGTTCTGGCGGTGGGGGTGGCGGTGCTGTTAATAATGGTGCTGGTGCAACTGGAGGTGCTGGAGGTGCTTATGGCGGTGGCGGTGGCGGTGGCGGGGCAGCTAAAGCTACTACTTCTGGTGTTGGTGGTGCTGGTGGCTCTGGTGGCGTTAAAGTTTACTCTTGGTAAGGAGCATTATGAGATACGCAATTATTAAAAACGGTAAAGTTGTTAATACTGTTGAGTCAGAACCTGATTTTGCGGAAAAGCAAGGTTGGGTTGAATGTCCTGTTGGCGGGATTGGTTGGGACTTTGATGGAACAAATTTCATTGATAATCGTCCTGAACCTGTTGCACTAGCTGCTCCTACTCCAACAAATGAAGAATTGTTGCAACAGCTTCAAACTTTGACTCAACAAATTCAATCACTTACATAATAGGGTAATTATGTGCGCTGCAAACCAAAAAGAAGTTCAAGAGAAACAACAAGATGTGCTAAATGCCAACTTGTATTTTCCTACTATTGTTTATCAGATAGAAAAACTTGAATTTCTGGATGCAGTAAACAAAATTGCCAATGCTGAGTTAAAAAAGATTGAAAAGAAACAAGACTTAAACGAGATTTATCCCGTCTACATGACGGGTAACTTGTTTGATAAAGAGGCAATTTTGCCGTTTCAGTATTACGTGGGTGGCACAGCAAGGAATTTGCTTGTTGAGCAGGGCTATAACCTTGACGGGTTTGAAACGTACTTTTCTGAAATGTGGTGTCAAAAACACTACAAACATTCAGCAATGGAACAGCATGTTCATGGAGCTGGTTCTCAAGTAATTGGATTTTATTTTCTGGAGTGCCCAGAAGATTGCTCAAAAGTTGTGTTCCACGACCCAAGAGCAGGAAAGCCTTTGGTTTCTTGGACAGAAAAAGATATGTCTGCAGCAACATTTGCTAGTAATGCAATTAACTTCACGCCTAAACCCGGAATGTTAATGTTTACTAACTCTTGGTTGCCTCATAGTTTTAGTAGACACGAATCTAAAAAGCCAATGAAGTTTATTCATTTCAACATTGGCTTACGCCCTTCAATGAACATCTCACTCAATCAATGCGTTGCACCAGCCGCAGAGATTGTATGAGCAAGTTTTTGATTCGCTTTAATAAGAGTAGAGGTCAAGAAGGTCGTGGGTCACTAGAACATACTTGGCGGGTATTTGAAGATGGGAAAGAATACCTTGTTAAGCATTTGAAGATTAGTGTTCCTGTCTGGGATGAAACAGACGGGATAGATTGGAACATAGCTTGCGAAGGCAAGTTAAATTTAGACAGAAGTACATCAACCGCAATTATTGAGGCATAACATGGGAATACAAGCATTTTCTAAAACAGGTAACACGGTAGTTTTTACCGCTGCTACATCTGCGCCTACGCCCGTTCAAGCCTTGTCCACTACTCTTGGTGGCAATCAGTACCGCATCATCAATAGCGGTAATGTCACAGTGTTTTTAGGATACGGAGCAGATGCAGCAAATGCCACGTCCAACTCTGTTGTTGTAACCTCCACACAGGGCGCTTATCCACTATTGGCGGGTACAGATGAAATTCTTACTTTCATGCCTAACGCTTATTTTTCAGGTATTACAGGCAGTGGCTCAGCTGCTGTCTACATTACGCCCGGTGACGGGCTATGAGGTAAATCATGTTAAAGACGGTACAGATTACAGCTGGTGGTGGTAGCAACGGTACAGTTACCAACGTAGCAACAGGAACTGGTTTAACTGGTGGCCCGATTACGACCACCGGAACTATCAACCTTGCCAACACCACTGTAACTGCCGGAACTTATGGCAATGCCACAACCGTACCGCAAGTAGTTATTGACGCACAGGGACGCATTACTAGCGCCAGCAACGTAGCTATTTCTGGTGGCAGCAATGGCACGGTCACAAATGTGGCTACTGGCACAGGACTTACTGGTGGGCCAATTACCACTACAGGCACAGTAAGCCTTGCAAACACTGCCGTTACCGCAGGTGCTTATGGAAGTGCCAACACTGTTGCTACCTTTACTGTAGATGCGCAAGGCCGTTTAACTGCTGCAGCCAACACAACTATTGCTATTGCTAACACTGCCGTGTCCGGTCTGGGCACTATGTCTGTTCAAAACAGCAATAACGTCACAATTACTGGTGGCAGCATTAACGTGCAAGCCTCAAACTTAATTAGTACAACTAGCTCTAACGCTACGTTTGCTACTGCCAGTTTGCCTCTTGTTCCTGCTGGATACATCCAAGTTAACCTGAACGGTACAGTTGTAAAAGTACCCTACTACGCTGTCTAACCATGAACATGGAAAACCTCTCTTACGTACAGTTCGGCGACAGGGACGGACTAGGAGAGATGTTGTTTGAAAATGGTGTGCAGCACCAGTTGTTCTACGAGATTCTTGCTGACCAAGGAATACTTGTTCCTAAGTATCCCCTGACAGATGCAGACCCGGCTAACCTAGATGATTGGCTTTTTGTACATAACCAAGAGCATCAACGCTTGGCTAGTTTGCTGAACTTGGACAACCCTTTTCAGCTGCTAGATGCAGACTGGCAAGTAGAGGATGACTTTTATGATTGGATTGGTGTGCATCAATCTATTCACCAACAAATTGCAGCAGCGTTAAAGGTGTGATATGGCTCAAACTAAAAAGCAAATGCAAGTACAGACTGCCAAAAATGAAGTCAGAAACATGATTCGTCAGACAGGGATTAGCGCATCTCAAGTTGTTCAACTAGGAAAGATGGCAAAAGAAACTTTACAGCAAAGAACCATGTATCCCGCCTTTCGCAACCAAGTCCTTGCCACACGCATAGCTGATAAAAGCGATATTCCTGAAAGATTTAACCCCTCCATCTTGGGTATGTTTTACACAATGGGCAAGCTGGCTAACGAAATGCAGATAAACGGCGAATTAGGAGCTTGACATGGGATGGTTTAAAAAGTTATTTAAAGCACTAGCTCCAGTCATTATGATTGTTGTGGCTGTTTTTGCGCCTGAAATTTTGCCTATGATGGGCAATGCTATTGCAGCAGAAGCAGGAATTGCTGTTAGCGCAGAAGTAGCCACGGCTATGGGGACGGGGGCGCTGACAACTACATCTCAGTTATTAGCTGGCGCTTCTCCAGAAGATGCTCTTAAAGCTGGAATTACCGCTGGTGTTTCTGTCGGTGTTGGCGGCGCTGTTACCACTGGCGTAACAGAAGCTACAGGTTCTAGCGTTATTGGTTCAGCTGCTGGCTCTGCAACTAAAGGTTTTATTGGCTCTGGTGGTGATTTAACTGCTACGTTGACAAGCGCTGTTGCTGGTGCTTCTGCTACTGCCGTTGCCAGTGCCACTGATAGCACTGTAGCTGGTAAAGCTGTCGGCGCTGTTATTGCTTCTGGGGGTGTTAATGCTAATGCTTTGCTTAACTTTACAGCAAGTGTTGCGCCAGAAATTCGTGCTGCCAATGGTTTAGATGTTGGCACAAGTCAGTCTACTTCCGGTGCTGGTGGCACAAAACTTAAAGCTGATATTTCTGCTTCTGACGCTGCAAACATAGTTGCTAATGTTGCCGAGCAAGGCGGTGCGACACAAGATGAAATTACGCAAAAAGTTCTTAATGTTATTGGCGGTCAAACACAAGGCACAGATGTAGCGTTGTTGCCAGCCGCTGTTTATGGCGGTATTGCTCTTGCACCTGCATTACAGGCGGGTGCTGCTGTTGCGTCTACAGCTATTACTGGCGCTATTGGTTACTTGATGAGCTTGGTTGGAGGCGGTGAACCGTTGCCAGCCAGTGAACAACAAAAGAACATTGGTAGTGCTATTGTTGAAATGATTAAAGCAAACCCTACGGCAAATACTGCCGAGGTAACCGCAGAAATACAAAAATTATTTTCGGGTGTAACACCAGCCCAAGTTCTTGCATTGCAACAAAATTTGCCTACTCTTATTGGAAATTTGCCTGAAGAGATTGTGATTACTGCTCAGCGTCCTGAAAAAGCAGATGCTGGTGGAGGAGGCGGTGGCGGTGGTGGAGGCGGAGGTACGACTTTCAACGCCATTGTTATGTCTGTTGACCCGTCAACGAAAACAGCTAAAGTTGTTAATAACAGCGGTCAAGTTACAAACGTCACAACCACTGGAGACACAAAAGTAGGCTCAGCAGTAAGCGTTACTGGTGGAGCTATCTCCGGCACAGCTGGCGCAACAGCTGGTGCAGGTACAGGCATTACGGTTGGCAGCACGGGCACGGGAGCAACTGGCACAACGGGAACTACAGGCGCATCAACCACGTTGGGTGATGTTATTACTGGTGGTTCGGGAACGGGCACATTTATAAGCGGTGGAACTGGAGATGGAACTGGTGGAACTGGCACGGGCGGCACAGGAACAGGTGGTACAGGTACGGGTGGAACTGACGGTACTGGCGGCACTGGTGGTGGTGACGGTACTGGAACTGGAACTGGCACAGGTACAGGAACAGGTGACGGGTCGGGCACAGGCACAGGTGGTGGTACAGGCGGTGGTACTGGTGGAGGAACTGGCAGCGGAACAGGAGATGGAACTGGTGACGGTTCTGGCGGGGGAACTGGTGGCGGTGTAGGAGATGGAACTGGCACTGGAGTAGGTACAGGCACAGGCACGGGAACTGACACAAAAGTAACGAAAACAGACCCCACAATTACCGTTGTAGCCCCCAAAAAAGTTACTCCTAAGCCAATTTATCCCACAATCACTGGCGCTGGACGCTCTCCCCTTGCACAGGCATTGACAGCATTCCGTCCTGCTGGTGAAATTGAGGGTGAAGCAACAGGCAGACCCCGTGAAGACGTTTGGAATGAGGCATCACTGCGTTTAAAAGACGCTCTAGGACTTTGACATGGCAACATCATTAGACACAATTTCGGGTATTGGCGCTAACGCACGTAAGCTGGCAAAGCTGCTGCAAGCAAAAGCGCCTGAAGGTCACATGCTGGCCTATATCAACCCACGTGAAGCTGCCTTGCTGAAGTCCCAAGGAGGTTCTGGCAAACCCCATGCTGATACTGGCATTCCGTCTTTTGAGGAAGTTCCTCCACCTGATTTTGGTTCAGAAGGCACGTTTGAAACCGTAGAAGCAGCACCTGTAGATTCCACATTTACTACGTACACGCCAGAAGGCTTGTCATACGCTGGTCAACCCGTATCTACTGGCGCTCCCGGCATGGACATGCAGTTGTCTAGTTTTCCGCAACCCGTAGAAACACCTGCAGCCCCTACATTTGGTGCAGACATTGCCGCCGCACAAAAACAATTAACGGGATTAAGCGACAAATCTCCAGAAGAAAGGTCTTTAATCAAACAAGTCTCAGAAAAGACGGGCTTGAAAGAAGACACGCTAGGACGTTTAGGTATTGCTACCGTTATGGGCTTGTTAGGCTCTAAAGCCGCTGGTGCAGCCGCTAGGTCAGGTCAAGCTGGCGCTCAGCAAATACAAGCTCTGGCTACACCTTACCAACAACAAGGCCAACAACTACAGGCACAAGCTCAGCGTGGTGAGTTGACTCCACAAGCTATGCAGTCCCTGCAAGCCGCACAAGCACAGGCCGCACAAGGCATTGAGCGCCGTGGTGGTGTTGGTGTTGCTCAAGCTCAAATGCAGATTGAACAGTTGCGCCAGCAGCTGTTACAGCAACAATATGATTACGGCCTCAAGCTCTCCGGCATTGGTGACAACATTGCTTTGGGTGCTATCAAAACTGGTTTGGAAGCTGACAGATACGTGCAAGGTATTAACAACTCGTTCTATCAGAACATGGCATACATTGCATCTGGCATGACACCAGCACTGAGGGCTTAATATGGCAGAAGAACTAGCAACACTACCCAAACCAGAAATGCCTGCGGCAGGAGGACGTATAGGGTTTAAAGAAGCTCTGGGCGTATCTGAGCCATTCTTGCAACGCAAAGCTGAATTGCAACCGCAGATTGCTGCGGCAGAAGCCGACATTGCAAAAGCAAAACAAGCACAAGCAGAAAAATTATCTTCTGGCAGACTTGCTTCTCAACAACAGTTTGGCAAAGAAGAAGCTGCAGCTAAAGAGGCTTATCAAGGCAGGTTGGAAGCTGAGCCTTTACCTGCTTTTGTGCCAACTAAAGATACAGCACAAGACATTGCTGGTTTGTTCTCTGTCATTGGTGTGATGGGAATGTTAATTGGCGGTAGCGGCAAGCTGGCTGGTCAGCGTGCGATGGGCGCTATGAACGGCATGTTAGAAGGCTACCGCAAAGGCCGTGCTGACTTGTACAAACAAGAGCGTAATGAGTTTGATGCCAACTTCAAGACCATGTTGCAAAAGCATCAAGAGTTTCGTAAAGAAATGGAAGATGCTGTTAAGTTAGCGGCAACTAACAAAGAAGCTGGAATGGCGGCGGCTGAGTTAGCTGCAACCAAAGCTGGCAGTGAAATTGGTAAAGCGGAGTTACGTAAAGGTAATCTGCTTGGGTTTTATAAAACTTTAAGTGAGTCAGAAACCCTTTACCAAAATGCCTTAAAACTAGAAGGCAAGGCCCGTGAAGCAGAAATTGCTGCAGCAGCACGCAAAGAAGAGGCTGCACAACGTGAGCGCCGCCATCGTGAAGACATGGCGCAACGTGAACGAATAGCAAGTCAACAAAATGCTTTGCGAGAAAAATTGGCAAAAGCTGCTGCCGAGGCAAAAGGCAAAGGCGGTACGCTCAAGCCCGGAGCAAAGATTACCGAGGGTTATGTTGCTGACACAATCTTACGTGCAGACGTAGATGGTTTGAGGAAGGATTTGGAGAATCCTAAGTTACAACAGCAAATTACAAAATATCGTGTAGAAGCGTTTTTGACAGAAGAAGGTAAAGTTTTAAATCAACTTATTTCCGGTGATATTCCGACAGAGTTGCAACAGTTTTTGACAAAAGTTAGAGACATTCGTAACAATTACTATTTAAACATTTCAGGTAAAGCTGTGACGGGTGGAGAAGCATTACGTAACTACGGTACAGTTCCGCAGCCGGGTGATGATTTTAAAGAAATGCAAAACAAGCTAACGGGCATGTCTGGACGTATTGGTGATTCAATTACTCTCAAACAGCAGTTGTTTGGTCTGCCTGAATTAAATCTTAATCCCGGCACAAGACCAAATCTTAAGCCCGGAGAAGATTACGCTATTGGAAGTCAATCCGGTAAATATGAAGTTGGTAAAATTTACACAGACGCTTCTGGAAACAAAGCTAAATATTTAGGTGATGGTAATTGGGAGGAGCAATAATGGCTTTTGACCCATCTACTGCATCAGAAGTAACGGCTGAAAAAAAACCAAAGTTTGACCCATCTTCAATACCAGACGTTGAACCCAAATCAGAAAAAAAATCTGAACCTACATTGCTAGAACGTGGCAAAGAGGTTGGCAAAGAAGCTCTGACAGGTTTTGGTATGGGAGCTATTGCTCCAGAGTTGTTGACTTATGGTGTTGCACCAGCAATGATGATGACACCCATGACTGCGCCTTTTGCGCCTTATGTTGCTGGTACAGGTCAGGCTTTGCGTGGTTCTAGGTTAGCAAGCGCTTTGTCTGGAGGTATTGGTGGTGCTATAGGAGAAACAGCTGGTCAAGCTGTTGAATCTAAATATGGCCCGGGCATGAGCGCAGAAGCCGCAAGATTAGTCGGCGCTACTGTTGGCCCGATGCCATTTGAGTATCTTGGCACAAAAGCAGGTGGGTTAATTGGCACGTTGGCGGGTAAAATTATTCCCGGCATGTCCACAGCAAAAACAGTTGGTCAGTTGTTGCAAGAAGCCGATGTTAAACCGCAAAGTTTAACGGCAGAGCAAACACGCTTTATTGAGAAAAAACTTAAAGACATTCGTGGTGGTCAACCAAGTCTTGAGGCTCAAAAAGAAATTTCAGACATGCTCAAAAAGGGTGTGTCAAAAATATCTCAAGAAGCAGAAACAAAGGCTTTGCAATTTGAACAGGACGCACAAAGAGTTTTGCAAGAAGCGCAAACCTCTGGGGCAAACATTAGCAGAGAGCTTGAACAAAGAATTAGCCGTTTACAGGGGCAATTTGAGTCTGCTGCTGACAATGTTCGCAAAGGCGCTCAAGACCAATCACAAAAGATTTTGTCTCAAGCTCAAGAAAAGGCTCAGCGCATTCGTACTAATGCTGAGCAACAAACTCCGGGTGTTCGTCAGATTGCCGAGACAGACGCAAAGGCTGCAATAAATGAGGGAAGAAAACAGGCCGACCAGATTATTCAGTCTGCTGAAACCCGCATTAACAAATTAAAGCAGACTAGAGATAGTTTGCAAAAAAGCATTCCAAGACGTATGGAGGCGGCAAAAGGTCAAGTAGCCGCCGTTGGTCAAGCTCAGACTCCTACACAAACAGGAAGTTCTATTCGTGATGCTGTAACTCCTATCTTTGATAAATTGAAAGCTGACCGTGCTGATAACGCAGTAAAAAACAAAGCCGAAGCATTTGGCAAAGCCTTGACAAAAGAGCAAACTGGTCAGAGAGTTAAAGATACTCAATCTTTTGTAAAAGCAATTAACGAGATTGATGCGGCAATTACAAATCCAGAAACAAAGTTAACAAATATCTCTATTGATGAAGTCAAAAATCAACTGTTAAAAGTCAAAAAAGCATTAGACCCCGTTGTTGTTGATAAAGAAACAGGTGTTGTTGTTGGCAAGCCTATTAGCTTTGAGGGTCTGGAGAATCTACGCAGGTTCTTGCGTGACCGTTCTTATGGTTTGCCAGCAGAAGGCTTTGACGCTATTGGTCAGCAACAAGCGGGTAAGTTGGCAGATGCTGTAGAAGCAATCCAGCGTGAGTTTTCTCCTACTATCGGAAAATTCTTGGAACAATACAAGAAAGATTCTGAACCACTAAGAGTTTTCAAAACAAAGCTGGGTGAGGCTGTTGTTGGCAAAGAAGAGTTTGACATGGCAAGGTTTGCCACTGACCCTGCTACTTTAGGCAGCAAGTTTTTTAAATCCGAAACAGGCGTTAAAGACTTGGTAACAATTCTTGGCGGTGATGTATCTAAAGCAGAAAGCATTGCTAGAGGATATGCCGCTGACAGATTGCGTGACGCATCCGCAAAAGATGTTGCAAAGTTCTTGAGTGATTCTCGGGATTGGATTGGTCAATTTCCTGCATTAAAACAACAACTTACATCTGCCGCACAACAACTTTCTGCTGCTGAAAAGGTCTCTGGCAAACGCTCCACATTGTCACAATCCTTGCGTACAGAAATTCAGACATTGCCTATAAAAGCTCAAACAGGAATGACACGTGCTGAGCAAGATGCTTCACGAATTGCTGAGTCAAGGTTAAAAGAGGGCGAGCGTCAAGTTGGTAAGATTACTACTGTTGCCGAGCGTGAGGCTGGCGCTGCTCTGGGTGCGGGTGAAACACAAGCTGCACGAGCATTGACGGATGCTGAGCGTCAATTGGCGCAGTCAGGCAAGTCTGTTGAAAAACAAAAAGGCCGCTTGGAAACAGAAGCAGAAAAACTTATTAGTGAGAAGACACAAGCTGCACAAACAGAGGCTGGTCAATTAACAAAAGTAGCTGAAGGTGTGCGTAAAGAAGCCCAAGAGAAAGCTCAGATTATTCTTGGCGGTACAACAGACGCTACACGTATCAAAGACATTATTCTCGGTAAAAATGCTGAGGTTTGGAACGAAACTGCAAAAATCATTCTTGCCACACCCGGCGGTAAAGAAAAGTTTGGTGAAGCTGTTGGTCAAGTTATTGCAGATGAAGCGTCTAAGAGCCTTAAAGGTGCAATCTCTAACATGAAGTACATTGGTGACAACCTAACGACTTATGGTTTGATGGATGCCAAAGCTGTTCAGCAGCTGCAAACCAAATTAGAAGAAATCTTTGTTGCGCCAATTAACTTGCAAGAAAAAACAACACTGGCACAACGAGCAGTACGTAATGCTATTGTTTCTTATGTTGTACCGGGTGTAGCCCGTGGCGGTCAATATTTACTAGGAGGTCAATGATGAGCGAAAACAGAAAAGAAACTTTGGAAGAGAGAGATACCCGCAGAGGTGGTGAGAATGAGTTACGTGGCAGCAGAGATGCTCAACGTGCCCTAGCGCCCAAAGCTCCCCGTAAAGACTATCGCAAGACAAAACGGTAATGGCTAGAAAAGACAAGGGTATCAACCCAGACCTAGAGAAAGCAATCTCTGACTTGCTGAAATCAACCATGCTGGATGAAACCGCATCGCTGACAGACAAGACTAAGATTCTTGACCGTGCCCTCAAACTTGAGCAGCTGAAGCTCAAAATGAGTGATGACGAGTGGGGTTCTGGTTTTGGATTAGACGATGATGAAGAGAAGTGATAATATGGTTATTCCAACACTAAGGGGGTATAACCATGGAAGCAGCTCAAATCATTCGTCTAGCGTTAGGGGTCATCTCCGACCGCTTAATTACCATACTGGCCTTGTTGACTTCATGTGGCCTGACATGCTACACGTTGTGGGCAGGAGGCTGGGAGCGAGTGGCAACACTAGCAATTTTTGTGGTTTTCGCTTATCTTACGGTAAGTTCAAAGGAGAAAAGCAATGCAGTACATTCCCAAAGTAAAGACGGTTAAAGTTGTTTCTGGAATTTCGTCCGGCATGATTGAAGACAAGCTCTGCCCTAGAGGTGAGTTTAGTCCCGGCAAGCTGCCCTCTGGTGGCTTTAATCCCGTGTGGAACTTCAAAAACAATGAGCCTAATGATTACTTCACACGCAAACAATCACCTACATCTGGTGGTAGCAAGAAGAGTTAATCATGGCAAACAATATAGCGTTTCAAACGCAGGGTAAAACTACCCGTATTAACGTATCAACTACAGCTAATACAGTATCCATTTTGTCTGACAGCCCTTGTAATCAGGTCAGAATTCACAATGGTTCGGCAGCTGAAGTGTTTATTCGTTTGGGCACAAGCGCAACAGATGATGCGGTAATTCCTGTAGCGGGAACGCCAGCATACGGAACAATCTTGCACAACAACCAGACTGTATTGTTTACTGCGCCTAGACAGACAACAAACGTAGCTTCTCTGTATGTCTCTGCCATTGTTTCTACGGGTACAGCAATCGTTTATGTAACACCCGGCGAGGGGTTGTAATGTGTGATGCGGTGGGCACTAATTGCGCTGCTTGCCGCATCTTTGCTGGTGTCTGCCCAGAGTAGATGCGTAGTATCTGAGTTATACAGAATAGGTTACACGCTGCATGACCCCACAGAGCGTCATGCACGAATGGTTAAATGGCTGGAGAGCGAAGGAAAGCACTGCAGCAAGGAACAGTTAGCGGTTATCTGGAACAACTTGGCAGAGTGGGCAGGTACGGCAGATAGCGCAGAGTTACGGCAGAGGGTCATTGATTTATATAAAAAGCAATGATAGACAAGATACGTCTGTTTCCTATTGTGGATGCCACTGGCTACCCCGATAAGACTGATGCCACAACCAAAAGAATAGAAAAGCATCAAGAGGAATACAGGCTTGCTCTGAGGGCTAAAAAAGTTGAGCAGCAGGTAGACGAATTGTTGCTAGAGTTGTATAACAAGAAGGCTGCTAAACGGCAGCTAGAGCTTGAAATCTTCAACAACCGCAAGTTGGATATTTATGTATGACCAAGAAACCAGAGATGCCCGATACGAAAGAAAGACTGACGCTGTATGTAACCTTGATGGTAAGCACAACCCTGTGCATCTCTGTTTTGGCTATGGTCACAGCCTTTCTCTTTGGTTTGTGGGCCAAGGAAGTAGACAACGCAGAGATATTCAAAATGATTTCACCCGCTTTTTCTACTCTTATCGGCGGCATGATTGGCTTCCTGAGTGGTATCAAACTGATGGCAAATGAGGATGATAAGAAATGATGGGACTAGACGCATTACTGCAAGTGGGCGGCAAGCTCATTGACAAGCTCATTCCAGACCCAGAAGCAAAAGCTCGGGCGCAGCTGGAGTTAACCAAGCTGGCGCAGGACGGTGAGTTAGCAAAGATGGCTAACGAAACCAAACTGTTTGAGGTTGAGCAGGAAAACGTCACCAGACGAGTTGAAGCTGACATGGCTAGTGACAGTTGGCTTTCCAAAAATATACGCCCTATGACGCTTATATTTCTTTTGGTGGCCTATTCTGGCTTTGCCATTGCCTCTATCTTTGAATTAGAGACACGTGGAGCATACGTAGAACTACTAGGGCAGTGGGGAATGCTGGTCATGTCCTTCTACTTTGGTGGCAGGACTATGGAAAAGATTGCAGACAGGGTTAAGAAATGAACTTGACAGAACACTTTACCCTTGAAGAGTTGACGCACACAGACCACAGAGAGTTTGAGAATGTCCCCAATGAACAAGAGCTGGAAAACCTTAAAAGACTTGCAGCCTTCCTTGAAGAAGTCAAAACAGCACTTGGAGGAAAGCCCATCATGGTTAACTCCGCTTTTAGAAGCAAGCAAGTCAATGATGCTGTTGGCTCTAAAGATACTAGCCAGCATCGTCTTGGTTGTGCTGTGGACATCAGAGTTCCTCAACTAACCCCTGACCAAGTTGTTAAGACCATCATGGCTGCTGGCTTAGCTTACGACCAGCTTATCCGTGAGTTTGACAGGTGGACACACGTGAGCATTCCCAATACCATAGAGGCTAAGCCACGCAAGCAAACGCTCATTATTGACAAGCAAGGTACTAGAAACTATGCCTAGAAAGAAACCTAATCTCTCTGTTGGCAGAGGCGAGAAGCAATCTGTCAGGGCTGGTGGAGGCCTTACTGCTAAAGGCAGAGCCAAGTACAACAAAGCCACTGGCAGCAAGTTAAAAGCGCCTACCAAGTCCGGCCCTCGTCATAAATCATTCTGTGCCAGAAGTAAAAGCTGGACAGGAGAAAGAGGAAAAGCCGCAAGAAAGAGATGGGGATGCAGATGAAGACACCTAAAGCTAAACGTGGTTTGTACTACAACATTAACAAACGCAGGAAAGCTGGCCTTCCAGCAAAAAAGCCCGGACAGAAGGGTTATCCAACTGCACGAGCTTTCAAGAGAGCAGCCAAGACTGCTAAGCGTTAAGGTGCTGGCAGTAAGCCGCCTTCAAACAAGTATGTCCCGAAGTGTCCTAGCGACACCCAAGGAGCTGCCCAGATTTTAATTCCGTTGTCACGGGCAATCTTGCAAAACGCATAGTCCTCAGACAATAGGCGCTCTGTTTCCTTCTCAATAAACACGGGGAAGAATTCAGAGATTCGGTTGGCAGCCAGCTGACCAGAGGTGTCGCCCACATCATTGATGTAGCTTGCCACCACAGGCTTTAACTTTTCAAATACCTTACGCTTGATGAGCATGAAACCAGTACCCCCGGCAAAGATTTCCACAGGTTTGTCACGAGGTACAGTCACTTCCCCTTTGTAGTCCACAAGGTTGACCACCATGCTGCCAGTGAAGTGGCGTAGGTGTTCAGGTGCATACCCTTTCTTCACAGCCATGTCCACAGTTCTCCAGTTGATTTCCTTCTTGGGATATATCCCGCAAATAATGTCTTTGTCTGCTTCCATCATGCTGATAATGTCGGCAGGATTAAAGCGAATATCTGCGTCAATAAACATCAGATGAGTGCATTCCTTGCGCTGCATAAAGCCATGCACGAGGCCATTACGGGCACGTTGTATCAGGCTTTCGTTGAACATGAATGAGAAAGATACGTCAATATCTTTTTCCTTCAGCATCCCCGGCAGCGGGATTAAAGACTGACAAAAGAATCCTGTTGTCATGCCACCATACATAGGTGTGGTGACAAAGAGGTGAGGCTTCTTTTTGGCCTTTGGTTTCTTTGGAGGTGTGTACTCCAAGACTATTTTCTTTGCTGCTTTCTTAGTTGCCATTTTTTACTCCTTTGTGATAAATGACATACCATCTTCAAACCCTGCTTTGTATGCCAAGTCCCAGATTTGTTGGATGGTCATATTGATAAGTTCTACGATATGTTCTCTATCCTCAGAACATACTTGCCCGTCTTGGAGGATTTCCTCCAACCGTGGACATGAATTTTGATGTTGGCTTTCCTTACCCATGCAACACTCTCGCTTTCTTGTATCTTTTTAATACGGGAGGAGACACCAGATGCGGTTACCTGCACAGCCAGTATCTCCTCTCCCCGTAAACATAGTAGGTCACACCACCCCCAGAGGTCTTTGCGCACACGTGCAAAAGGATTCCAGTGTTCAACTATCTCCACCAGATAACCCTCTTCTCTGAGGTATGCCAGTGACCGCTGAGTAGGTGATGTTTTAGTAGCCATCAAAAGGGCACGTCATCATCGCTGACTTTAGGCTTTGTAAACGTAGCTTTCTTCTCATAGCTTGGCTGCACTTCACGAGGTGTCTCCCGCTGCTTCTTACTCCAGTTGTCTTCAGACAAAGACAGTAGGTCTACGCCTCTACTGGTAGGCTTTTTCCACGCACCAATCTTGAGTTTCTCCCCTGCTTTGTAGTCCATCTCAAGTATGAGAAAACCTTTAAAGTCAGGTGCGGAGGGGGACTTGCGGTTTTCTTCAAACTCCCAATACATGACACCCTTGCCGGGCATTTCTTTGTGTAAGTTACTCATTTCTTTCCTTTCGTAAGTGATAACGGGCATACTCTCGCCCACCTTCTTTAACCATCTCTGTAAAGATATGGTGTCCCTGCCTTCGCAGATATTCGATATGTGCTGCAAGTCTGAAGCTCCCATAGTTTTCTAGGGCATCCCTTGGTGTAAGTGCCCCTATGTTGGTAAGATGGTTCAGAATATTTCCTCGCTGCGTCCCGTGTCGGGATAACCCGCTGGGGACTGTTCGGGCTTTGGGGAGAGGGATACTCCCGCTTCTACAAGCAGTGAACGTATCTTGATTTTCTGCATACTGTCCAAGCTCTCCAACATGTTCATGTTGACTGCTTTGAGACTGTCCAGCTTCTCTGCCTTCACATCGTCTGGCAGCTTGTCAGCTTTGTGTAGTCTCGCCACCATGTTGACGTAACCTGCTACCCATTCTTCTTTGGTATGAAAGGCTGAGTAAGGCTCTTCATTGCCGGGGATGTAGAGTTTGAAAGCCCCGTCATCCACTACCAGTTCGGTAACATCTACCCTCTCTGCTGTGCCCATATCTTTTGCTGGTGTAGGCGTAAAGTCCTGTACTTCCTCTGGCGTGTAGACACCCACAACACAGCCGGGGTAGACGCTTCTAATACCCTCACTGGCAACTCTTGCTCTGAGCATTGCTCGGGGATAGTTCTTCCAGTTGTCTTTGTTTGCAATGCCAATAGCTTTCGCCTTGGCAAGTGTCCAGCTAACTTCAAGAGTTCCTCCCGATGGATGGCTGAATACGCCCGTGACTTTTTCATCTGTGTAATCCTTCCACTGCACGCTGCCACCAGCTTGCTGAAACCTTGCAAGCATTGCATCTGCCTTCAGAGCAGGTCGACCTTGTATGACATGGTAGTCACGCATGGCTACTGCTGGGTGCAGGTTCTCAGCTTGGCACAGCAGCATGATTGCCATCGCCTCTTGAGGGTTCTTAAACCCGAACATCTTGCTACCAGCAGCGACTTCTGCCATAGCTTGTACTTCTGAAAATGGAACTAGATTTGACATGATTAACCTTTCACCAAGAATCGGCGTGAGCCGGGGGTTTCTACTTCAAACTGCTTGTAAATGTCAGGCATGGCTTGTTGAAAGAGTGTGCTGCTGAACCTGTTACTGGATTTAGCGTTCTTCCACGTGGCGAGGACTTTCCCATCTACTGCAGTCAGCAGGGCTTTGTCTTGCATGTAACCTTGGATAAGGGTCTGGTAAGCGTCTTCACGCTCTTCTAGCGCCTTTATTTCCCCTTTAATGAGGGCTAGGGTGCGGCAAGCATCTTCTACTGCTTGTGAGGCTGTTTTTGAATTGCCATCATCATGCTTGTACATGACCTTTGCTTGGTCAGTATTCTCGGGCGGCATGGGTTGTCTTGTCTGAACACGTGCCCAGTACTGAGCCATGTCAGTAATCAGCATGGTTTTATCTATTTCTTTAATTTCAAAAGGAATGAGGACAAACTCCTGACCACCAAAAAGGACAGCCAGATAAATCTTGTCCACACCAAAGACCGCTGCTTCGTGGACGAGCTGAGCGTAATCCGCAACAGGTATATTTCCAGTCTCAGCATCAAACTTATTGCGGACACCAGCGTTATAGTTCTTACATTCCACGAGGATTGTTTTGCCATTCTCAGTTCCTGCAAAGTCAAAGTGAGACTTGAGCCATGTTTCTTTCTTGTGGGTTAGAGCCTCTTCTACCTTGTGTAGCTCAACCTTGAGTTTGTCTTGAGCCAGTCTTCCGATGACAGGTTCAAGAACGTGCCCCATCTGTACAGCTTCTATGCCGGACAAGTCGGGTATGTCCATCATGCCCAGTTTGGTGAGGATGACTTCGTTGGCCTTACCGTTGGCAGCCTTGCGACTATCGCCTGACCACCAAGCAGAGTTACGGGTTTGTGGGGAGAAATCAGACATGGTTACTTTCCTTTTCTGTAAAGAGAAGCGCAGCAAGGCCGCACTCTTTGTTGTGGGGCATACGCATAACGCTGCACCATTCAAGTTGGTCTATGGGGGTTGGTTTCCCGTCTACGGGAGAGATGACAGAGAGAGCTGTGCATTTTGCTAAATGCGTCTTCTCTTTTTCTGTGCCTACCAAATGGTAATGCTTGCAGTTGATACACAGTTTCATAATGGGTGACTACCTTTCCGTTTTGTTGAGAGCAACATGCTCAGTGGTGATTATACAGTTATGTGATTAGAGTTTGTCAAGTGCTTCTTTTATCCTTTCATTAAGTTTTTGTAATCTTTTGGCATTTGCTATGTAGGGCGCTACTGCCCAAGCGTAGTGGTTGTTCTGTCTAAGGTTTGACAGGGTGCGTCTTTTGTTTAATCTAACCTTCATGCTTATCTCCTATTTGCCTCTTACGCCATCCCCCGTGATAACCATTGCTTGCAGTATTGTTTGGGGGTGCTGCGTGACGCCCTCCCTCTGCATGGCTAGTATCTTCTGGGCTTGGTGCAGGGTCATGCTTGGATAGCTTTGAGAGTATGAGTACAACTTCTCTGAGTCTTGCGTATGTAGAGAGGCTGGGGTTTCTTTTGTAGGCATTTGTTAACTTCTCTTTTCTCTTTAAAAGTATTTCTTTCATTGATAAACCTTTATTCTTTCACGCATAGAGTATTCACCCGAAGCGCAGCTTGTGGGTAAGTTATCCACAGTGTTATCCACAGGGATAGAAGCTCTCGTTTATCTAGGCTATTCAACGCAAGTGCAGCACTCTTGTTAAACCCGACTTATCTCTCACCCGAAAGATGCTCACTTAGGGATGACAAGGCCAGTTCGCCACGTTTATCGTACTTGGTCGCTTCAACCGCATACAGGGGCGGGTGATACCCCCGTGTCAAGCAAGAAACAATAAAAAAAGCCGCTTACAACTGCCCTCGGTGAGAACCCTTAAGTTATGACCAAGGGCGAGAGCATGTGTAAACGGCTTCAATAAATTGCTTCTCACGGCAACAGCCCGTTTATATCACGGGCGTATAGGGGTTTGTCAAGACATTAGAATTTTTGGGGCTTCTTGTGTCAGATTAGCAACAATCATTTCTGCCATCGTTTTGCAGTCTTCTATCTCCTCCGGCTTGAGTAGGGTAGTCAGAGGGTAAACAAGGTCTGTCATGCACTTGGCATGTTGTTCCTCATCTGGTGCAGTTATTGCCAACACTAGAGCGTTGACCATTAGCAAATCGGGTTTCATGTTTGTCCTTAAAGAGTCATTACAAGATAGCAAACAACATAGCCAGCAAACCATGCCAGACAAATGTTGAACCAACCCTCATCTGGGGGCGTATATGGGCCTTCTAACAAGGGCGGCATGTGTGGGCGTATAGGGGTTTTTGTAGTCATCGGGTTACCTTTAAATGTAGTCAGGCATGGTTAGCATAACGTGAGAGTTGGCAGCATGATAGGCCTCTATGTAGACCATTGTTGACATGCCGTCACGGTAGGTTGGAAAGTGTCTAATCTCTCCCTTAGCCCTTGTTTTGCCTATGCTGGGGGCTTTACCCTTGGGGGCTTTTTTGGCCTTTACTATCGTGCCCGTTGTGGTGATTGTGGTCATGCTGTTACCTCTTTTATGGTTTCAATGTCAACAGAATAAACGTGATTGCTTTTGGCAATTTCATAGTAACGGCGGAAAATATCCATCTGACATGTTGTCTCGCCGTATTCCCGCCGTGTGTGCCCGTATGTGGAACAGTTGTAAGTTATCCAATAACGCATGATTAGTCTCCCAATTCGACAATGGTTTGAACGGTAGCTTTTGTATTTGCACCTAACCGGAAACTCACCGCTAGGTTTTCATCTTGAGTAGTGAATTGGAAACCGTCCGGCATGGTGACTACAAAAGTAACGCCGTACTCATACAAATTATGTTTTTCACAAAACGCCGTTAGTTCTGGTGACATAGCTAAAGTTTTCATGGTTACAAACCTTTATGGTTAACAGTATCAAAAGCGATACCGCAAAGCCCTAACCCGTAGGGCTTCACGTTACGGCCTTACAGATTGTGTGCAAGTATTGGTAAACGTCCTACACGTGATTTCACCCACTGGAAATAATTAGAGTACGGCACATTACACCGTAACCCCTCTCCGGTAGCTAACACAAACCCGTCCGGTGCGTTTGCGCTATCGGGTACAAGCTGCAACACGCCGTTTTGTGTAGGCGTACTGGGTTTGTAATACAGATACAGTGCGTCCATGTTTCCCATAATTGCCAAACCTTGCGACAATTTTTGTCCGGCGTTTGCACAATCGTTGACCATTTCCATAATGGTTTTCTCATACTTTGCAAGTGTTGCCATGATTACTAATCCTTTAAAGTTGACGATTGACCGATTGTCAATCCACTAGCCCACTGTCACTAGGCTAGTAGGTGACAATCACGCCGCTATAGCTTCGGCGGTAGCATCTAACCCGTTGAGATAATCGGCGGCCTTTTGAGCTAGGGCGGCGGCCTTGAATACGGCCTTAGAATCATCCCGTAAAGCCTTGAGCCAAGATTGAATGTATCCGGCGTGACGTAGTTCGCCCTGAATACCGTAGTCTTGGCATAAGAACGCCGCACCCATTTCCGCTACTAACTCTTCAAAAGCGTATGCTGGGTTACCGAAACGGCCTTTATCAAGGTTACGGTCTAACCTATGCTTCGCACCAGTCCAATGCACTAACTCATGGAAGGCCGTAGCGTAATAGTTCGCTTCACTGTTAAAAGTTCCCTTATTAGGTAATTGGATACGGTCAACACTGGGAGCATAAAATGCCGCATCGCCGCCGTGTGTTAAGGCCGCACCAGTTTTCACGATTCTAGTTTCTGCGTACTCTATAGGGGTGAACGGTTTGTCAACGGTAGCGGCGGGAACTATATCAATGCCGTCAATTTGTGAAGCATTGAAAACCCAGTAGGCCTTGAGTACAGAATAAGACTCTGTATCGCCGGTAGTCTTATTTTCTTTGCTAACCTTAGAAAAGAAAACAATCCTAGTGCCCTTTTCACCCTTGCGAACATTGCCGCCGATACTCTCCCATTGTTTGTAGCTTGCCCATACTGGAACATCGTACCTATTGACCATGCCGGATAGACCTAAGATTAGTCTATTGATACCCTGATACGGTTTTTGTGAGAGTAGGTTTTTATCGGCGCTACTATCGGCCTTCCAAGGTTTAACCCACGGTATAGCGCCGTTTTCTAATTGTTCAATGATGCTATTTGTAACATCTTGATAGACTGTATTTGACATGGATACTATCCTTTAAATGTGCATCACGATGATGTGATGATGTAATTATACGGTTAGTTGCGCTAGTGTCAATAGCTTTTTATCAATTATTTTCTAGGTGTTTGTACTGTAATACTAAAGTTAAGACACACGTATAAGACTATGGTATAGTTACAGTCTATATAGACTAAGACTATCTGTCTTATAGACTGACTATCTGATTGACTATCTATAGCACTGGGTTTATGTCAGAAAGAAAGTCAGGGAGAGTCTCACACTTTTCTCACTGACGAAAAGGGAAAAGGGGCACTGGGGTTTGACGCCTACCCGCCTACTGTAAACACTAGTCAACCCATGCCATGCACTAGGGTAATGGGACAATGGTCACCTAGCACGATACAGCATCACATCACAAAAGAACGGCGCACCGAGTTGGGTTTGGATATCCTAAAAGACGTGCCCCCAACATCTCCCCCCCATAAAAAATTTACTGTTTTCTGGTAGATTGCTGACAGGCTTAGCAGTTGCCAATGCGAGTCTTTAGGCCAGCACTTGTGTTGGTCTTTTTTTAGATGTACTATATGGTTATTGATAGAGGGGTAGAGATGGCTATACAAGAGATTGAATTAGAGCGTGGTATTGAAATGCCTACTGCGAGGGTTGTGTACGCCTACCCTTATGAGGAGATGGATGTGGGGGATAGCTTCACTGTCCCCGTCTCTGCTCGGCAGAAGGTGCTGAATGCCAATTACAGGGCTTCTAAGAGGCTTGGGTGCAGATATATGGCAAAGACTGAGGGTGAGGTCATCAGAGTGTGGAGAACGCACTAGGGAGGTTTGTATGGAAGCTGAGTTGTTGTGGATGGAGGAAGAGGACTTGAGGTCAACGTGTTTGACCTTATCTACGCTACTGCAGTTGTCACAGATGAACACGGTCAGGGCTGTTAATGAGGCATTGCAATATGGATACAGACAAGGATACACAGACGCAGCTGTACGAATCTCGGTTACGGCTAAAGAGGGAGATGCAGAGAGCTTTGTCCTGCATTAGTCCTAAAGCAAAGAGGATGTTGGCAGCTGAGTGGGAAGAGAAGTATTCCGCTATTTTTTACAAAGAGTTGCTATCCTGTGCCAAGAACAAGGAAGCGGCAAAAAGCATCGCTGATTGGCAACTATGAATTTTGACTTGAAGAAGTTTTACAAGTTCTGCTCTGAACTCAAGATTGAGACTAAGGAGGAGGGCTTGAAGAAGATGGGTAATCTTCTGGGGACGCAGACATATGTGATGCAAGAGATTAAAAAGGGGTTGGAAAATGACGTTCACTTCTTTGTCATTCTCAAAGGTCGGCAGCTGGGTATCACAACTGTTTCGCTGGCCCTCGATTTATATTGGCAGTTCACACACCCGGGTTGGCAGGGAACACTGGTTGCGGATACAGAAGAGAATAGAGATATGTTCCGGTCAACCTTGGGAATGTACATGGACGGATTACCGAAAGAGTACAAGATTCCTTTGGTGGCACATAACCGTAATCAGATGGTACTTAAAAACAGAAGTCGCATCTTTTACCAAATTGCAGGAAACAAGTCCCGGCTTGGACAAGGCAAAGCCATCACCTATCTTCACGGAACTGAAACTGCGTCTTGGGGTAACGAGGAAGGCCTAGCCTCCCTGATTGCTTCTCTTGCAGAAAAGAACCCTGAACGGCTTTACATGTTCGAGTCTACAGCGCAAGGCTTTAACATGTTCCACGACATGTATAAGACCGCCAAGTCTGCCAAGACCCAACACGCTATCTTCTGCGGCTGGTGGCGTAATGAGTATTACACCGTAGACCCTGAGAGCAACATCTACAAAGTGTATTGGGATGGCAAGCTCACGGGTGAGGAGAAAGAGTGGGTCAAAGACATTAAGAAGATGTATGGCTTTGAGATTAACTCCCGTCAGATGGCATGGTGGAGATGGAAGATGCTGGAGGGCATTAAGGACGAGAGCTTGATGTATCAGGAATTCCCGCCTACTGAAGACTATGCCTTTGTGATGACGGGAACTTCTTTCTTTTCTAACAGCAGATGCACAGAAGCTGCCAAGGCCGCTAAGAAACTAAACCCTGACCACTACCGCTACGTCTTTGGTCAACTGTTCCAAGACACCGAGGTTATCCGTTCTACCGAGCGCTTGGGGACACTGCGTATCTGGGAAGAGCCTGTGGACACGGCCTACTATGTCATCGGTGCTGACCCTGCTTACGGCAGCTCTGATTGGGCAGACCGCTTCTGTATCCAAGTCTTCCGTGTGTACGCAGACGGTATGGAGCAGGTTGCTGAGTTTGCTACCAGCGAGATGAACACCTACCAGTTTGATTGGGTCATCGCCCACCTTGCTGGCGCTTACAAAAACTCTACGCTAAACCTTGAAGTCAATGGCCCGGGTCAGGCAGTGATTAACGAGATACGGAACTTAAAACGCATGGCTGTAGCGATGGGGGGCGTTGTAGGCCACGGCTTGATGGACGTGCTAGGCAGCATGACCAACTACATCTGGAGAAGGAACGACACCCTTGGCGGCCTGTCCAACTCCATTGGCTACATCACTACGAGCCAAACCAAAGAACGCATGTTGAACTACATGAAAGATTACTTTGAGCGAGGGATGATGGACATTAAGAGCATGGAAACTCTGGAAGAGATGAAGAGCATCGTCAGAGAGAATGGTTTTATTGGCGCACCCGGCAGGAACAAGGATGACCGTGTGATTGCTACTGCGCTGGCAACCGTATGCTGGGCTGAGCAAGTGCAGCCAAGGCTTGTAGCCCAAAAGATTACCAGAGACATTAGCAAGTCTCAGGAAGACTTCACCCCTGAACAACTGTCTGTTGGAAGAAACGTCAGCGATTACTTAAAAAGGATTGGCATGTATGGTTCTTGAAATCTTTGTGCAAGCACCCAATGGTGAAAATGACAGAGACAGAATC